GATAAACGTTTAGTTAAAGAAAACGTGCAATTTAAGGCAGGTAACACTATCTTTTCCGGTACCGTAATGCCAATGCCAAAGTTAAAAGGAAAGAATAACATTTAACATTAAAAAAAATACAACATGACGACTAAAGGATGTGGTTGTAAAGGCAACAAAGGTACACCAAAAGGTAATAAGAAGTAATTCGTAACCTTTACAAAAAGTGATTGAAACCCCATTATTATATGGGGTTTTTTATTTTATACCCATAATATTTTTAATATATACATAATGAGTCAAATTAAAGTACTGGTAATACCTTCGGACCGTTCAGGTGTTAGTAAATTTCGTTCAGTGGATCCACACATAAAATTACAAGAATTATTCCCTAAAGAATTTTTTGTTGATATTGTAACAGCTGGTACTGACGGTATCGACTGGAACGATGAAAATTATCTCAAACAATTTAACATAATACATTTTCATAGAACAATTAGTGATGTTGTTGATGGTAGGTTACAACCTGTTTACGGTGAAAAAGTTAAAAACGTTTTTGATAGGTTAAAAAAATATGGCATTATAACCATAATGGATTTAGATGATTATTGGATGCCAGGTCCAGAACACCCAGTACACGTTATGTTAAAACAAATGAAAATGGACGAATTAATAAAATCCAATTTTGCCGTAGTAGATTATGTTACAACCACAACATCAATATTTGCCGAAGAAATTAAAAAATACAACAAAAATGTTGTTGTTTTACCAAACGCTATAGACCCTTCAGAACCACAATTTCAAAAGAAAAAAATTAAATCCGATAAAAAACTTAGATTTGGTTGGTTAGGTGGTTCTTCTCATTTACATGATTTAGAAATTCTTAGACAAGGTTTAAATATTTGGACTGGCAGTGAAGAAGGAAAAAATTCTCAATTAGTTTTATGTGGTTTTGATTTACGTGGTAATGTTACAGAAACAAACCCTAATACAGGTGAACAAAAAACAAGAAAAATTTTACCACATGAAAGTGTATGGTGCAGATATGAAGAAATTTTTACAAATCATTATAATTCATTATCTAATGATTATAAAAAACATTTATTAAAATATAATCAAGATGAGGATAATGATTATTCAGATAGTAATGAAACTTACAGAAGAGTATGGACCAAACCTATTACCACATATGCCTCTAATTATAACATGTTTGATGTGTCTTTGGCTCCTTTAAAAGAAACTTTATTTAATAAAGTAAAATCACAATTAAAGGTTATTGAAGCTGGTTTTCATAAAAAGGCTTTGATAGCTCAAAATTTTGGTCCTTACACAATTGACTTGGTTAATGTAATTGAATATGGTGGGAAAATTAATGAAAATGGAAACGCTATATTAATCGACTCCAACAAAAACCATAAGGATTGGTTAAAAGCTATTAAATTTTTATACAATAACCCAGAAATGGTTGATAAAATGGGTGAAAACCTTTATAATACAGTTGTAAAAAGATACCATATCGATGTTGTTACAAAGTTGAGAGCTGAATTTTATTCCTCAATAGTGAATGGTAAAGAAAAAGAAGTTAAACAATTAGTAAAAGAAACAAATGAAATTTAACATTGAAAAACTATTATTCTTTGATGTTGAAACTGTATCCAAATATCAAAGTCTTTATGACATGATAGATATTGAATTGGACATGTGGATGAGATATTATGAGTCATCTAGAAAAAAAGTTACAGATGAGACTAAACTAGATGGTTTAAAAGAAGGTTCAAAAGAGTATTACAATGAAGTTTACAGACAAACAGCGGCATTCTTCCCAGAATTTGGGAAGGTTGCCTGTGTGTCAATGGCTTTCGTAAATAAAGGTAAAACTAAATTTGATTCTTATTACGGTAAGGATGAATTAGAAATATTAAAAAATGTTAGAAATATATTTGACAAAGTAGATAAATTAGATTTCTCACTTTGTGGTCATAGTATTAAAGTTTTTGATATACCGTTTTTAGGTAAAAGATATTTCATAAACGGTTTAAGACCACCCACAATATTCCCTAATCATGATACTAAACCTTGGGAACTTAAAGTTTTAGATACTAAGGATATTTGGCAATTTGGCAATAATTGGTCCTTAGGTTCTTTAGATTTAATATGTTCAGCACTTAATATAGAGTCACCAAAAAATGGTGATGTTAAAGGTGACAATGTAACATCAAGCTATTGGCTTGATAAACATGAAGAAATAAAAGAATATTGTGAAAGAGATACCAAATCTTTGGTAGATATTATTACGAAATTAAACAATTTACAATAATGAGTAACGAAATTGAAAATTACATTAAAGAATTATTACACCTTAAAAGTTTAGGTTTGGTAGTTGGTGAAGATGCTGAAGAATTAGATGGTTTAATAGAAAAATTAAACCATATAGATGTCGATGAAGAAAATTTAAACCCCAACAATCAGGAATTTAACATACCAATAAAATTTGTTAATACATCTAATAATCCTGATCCTGTTTACGCAAAAGACGGTGATTCTGGTTTTGATTTAAGAGCTAACTTTACTAGAACCATTTTTAAAAATGGTCAAAATATAGAGGTTAATCACGAATATGTTATGAAACCTTTTGAGAGGTCTTTAATACCTACAGGTTTGTTTTTTGAGTTACCTTACGGTTATGAATTACAAATTAGACCAAGAAGTGGTCATTCATTTAAGACTGGTTTAATGGCAATTCTAGGTACTGTAGACCGTGATTATAGAGGTGAGGTAAAAGTTATACTTATTAATTTATCTGATAAAGACGTTACGATAGAACATGGTGAAAGAATAGCCCAAGGAGTTGTAGCGCCTAGAGTTAGTACAGAATTAGGTAAGTTAGTTAAATTAACATCGGTGGAACAATTAAGTGAAACTGATCGTGGTGTAAGTGGTTTTGGCTCAACAGGTAATAAATAAAATATGTCGGTAGTAGCGGTAAAAATAGGTAAAAATAAAATAACCATAGGTGCTGATAGTATATTAGTTAATGGTTATACACAGGAAAAAGATAAACTAGCCAAACTTTTCAAAAACGAATGGATGGTGGTTGGTGATGTTGGTGAAGCACAAGAAGGAGCTTTATTCCAAATTTTTTCTAAGACAAGGAAACCTAGGGAGGCCTCGGTAGAAGCTATAACAGAATATTTATTCGATTTTTTTCAATGGAAAAGGGAAAAAACTGATGCCGATAAATTAGAAAATAGTTATATTATTATATTTGAAAGTAAGGCATTTTTAGTAGAAGGTTTTTATGTTAAAGAAATAACAGATTATGCCGCAATTGGTGCGGGTATGGATTTTGCTTTGGCCGCTTTATATTTAGGTTCTTCAGTTAGTGACGCCATTAAAACAGCATGTCATTTATCAATACTTTGTGAAGAACCAATAAACATAATAGAAGTAGAAAAGAAATGATTAGCATAGTATACTCAACAAGGACCCCAAATAAACAATTCCAAGACCATATTAAGAAAACGATAGGTGTTAAAGATTATGAGATTGTTGAAATTGTTAATAACGGTGAAAAATCACTAACCCAATGTTACAACCACGGTTTAGATGTTACAAAAAATAATATAACCGTATTCTGCCATGATGATATTATATTAAGTGATAATTGGGGTAAGAAGGTGGTTAAACATTTTGAAAATACTGATTTCGGTATTTTAGGTAAAGCAGGTACAACTGATATACCTAGTATTGGTAGGTGGTGGGAAGATACGACTAAAATGATAGGTATTGTTTCACACTCACATGAAGGTAGAACTTGGGAAAATAGATACTCTTCTAATTTTGAGGGTGATGTGATAGAAACTGTAATGTTAGATGGTCTTTTCTTTGTAGTACATAAAGAACGTATTAAGGAAAGATTTGATGAGAATATTAAAGGTTTCCATTTTTATGATATAGATTTCACGTTTAATAACCACTTAAATGGTGTTAAAGTTGGTGTTATGTTTGATTTCAAGATAACACATAAATCTATAGGTATGACTAATGATGAGTGGGAAAAAAACAGATTACAGTTTGCTGAAAAATATAAGGATAAATTACCATACAATATCGTACCTGAAATAAAGGTAGACTTTAAAGAGGTAAAACTAAAAGAAACACCTAAGATTAGTGTTATTATACCAACAAAAGGTAATGTCCATCTACTTAAACAATGTATAAATTCTATAGTAGAACAAAACCCATATGATAATTTAAAAGTATATATAGCCGATACAGGATCTACCCCAGAAGAAAAGGAAGAAATAAAATCAACTTATGGTATTTTCAATAAAATAAAATTGATTGAGTATGATTTTTATAATTTCGCTGTTATCAATAATGACGTTGTGGAAAACCACGTAGATAAAGACACTGAATTGTTGTTGTTCTGTAACAATGACATAAAGGTTATAAACAACGCTATATCCAAAATGGTTGATGTTTATTTAAAGAATAAAAAAACTGTTGGGACTATTGGTGCTAGGTTACATTTCGGTGATAATACAATACAACATTCAGGTATAATAATGTTCTTAGACCAAAACAGACAAATAAGATTGTCACACCATGGATTAAGGTCTTATTATTCATACCATAAAGAAATGACTAGGGATGTTTTTGGTAATACAGCAGCGTTTATGATGATGAGTAAGAAACTATTTGACGATATTGGTGGTTTTAACACATCTTATAGGGAATGTTTTGAAGACGTTGAATTAAATATAGAGTGTATTAATAGAGGTAAAGAAAATATTTTTGTTGGTGACGCTGTTTGTTATCATTATGAAAGTCAGACTAGAAATAAGAGTGAAGAAAAACTTAAAAAAGAAGGTGAAGACTACACAAAAAGGTTAATACCTTTTATTATTAACAATAAGAAAAGTTATAATTATTTTAACAACGTTAAAGCCAAAGACTTTGAAATGTTGTTACAACAAGCAATGAAAAATAATGAAGTTAGGAATTTCGTATAATATTTGGGACGGGGAAGAATTACTAGAAGGTTCAATAAAACAAATTAGAAACCTAGTAGATTACGTAAGTGTTGTATATCAAACAACATCTAACTTTGGTAATCCATGTGACTCAGGGTTGGTACCATTATTGGAAAGATTAAAATCAGAGGGATTAGTCGATGAATTATTCGAATACTCACCAAAAGTTAATAAAGGTGGTCACTCTAATGAAACACATAAAAGAAACATAGGTTTAGCCTTATCACAGGGAGCAGGGTGTACACATCACATGTCTATGGATTCCGATGAGTATTATTTACCGTCAGAGTTCGAATATATGAAAAATAAAATGATAGAGGGTGATTATGATTCATCATATTGTCAAATGCAGACTTACTATAAGTCTTGGGAATACTCTCTGAACCCACCTGAAGAATATTATGTTTCACTTATTTTTAAAATTAAACAAGATTCTTCCTATATTATAGGTGCACCAGCCCCGGTATTAGTTGACCCAACTAGAAGGATGTCACCTAGTAATAACCCTTTAATATTAAAAAGAGGAGAAATACAAATGCATCATGGATCATACATTAGAGATAATATACGAACAAAACTAACAAATAGTTCAGCCTCTGTCAACTTTAATAAGGATATTGATAGAATCGTTGAACATTACAATACTTGGTCCTACCCGAATAAAGTATTATGGGGAGGACTACCAAGTACATTACATAACGTAAAACAAGTTAAAAACCTATTCAATGAAAATAAATGAGTTTTTTGATAAAGTTTATTGTATAAATATAGACAGAAGAAATGATAGATGGGACTCGTGTTTAAAAGAATTTGATAAACACGGAATTACTGTTGAAAGATTTTCGGCAGTAGATGGGGACACCCAAAATTACAATTTAGGTTACCCATATGACAACGAATTAGCTGGTGCTATTAGTCATTTAAACGTTATTAAAAAAGCTAAAGAATTAGGTTTAAAAAACGTTCTTATTTTAGAAGATGATGTAGTTTTTCATGATGATGTGGATTATTTATTTGGTGAGTTTGTTAAACAATTACCTGACAATTGGGAGTGTTTCCTTTTTGGTGGTAACCATGTTGGTGGTAGAATACAAATATCTTCTAACATTAGTAAGGTTAATAGGTCTTACGCTTTACACGCCTACGGTTTAAACGAAAAATCTTATGACTATATTATTAACTACATGGAACATAAAATAAATAGAGTTATAAAAGAAGGTAGGGGTGTGATAAGATCATCTGTGGCTGCAGATTTTTTCATGGCTGATACACAACAAGTATTGAATTGGTATTGTTTTACACCACATCTGGCTTGGCAAAAAGAAGATTTTTCTGATATACAAAAGAATAAGGTAAATTACGATTTTTTAAAATAAAAGAAAATGAAAAGAAAAAAAATAAAAATTTTTGATAGTATTTTTTCACACAATCCATACAGTTGTTTTAACTGTGATTCTGACTATATGGAATGGGACGTTAACCCAACAGAAATAAAAGATGGGGATACTGTCTTTTTTACTGAACATGATTTAGAAAAAGTTTTAAACTATAAAGACAAAAATATTAAATGTGTAGGTTGGTTATTAGAATCACCCGCTATTATAAATCAAAATAAAATATTTGACTATATTGATTATTTTGATGAGGTGTACACATGTAGAGAGGATTTTTTAAATTTTTCACCTAAATTTAAATTTTTACCTGTTTGGTGTACATGGATATCTGAAAAAGAAAGAAAAATATATAAAAAAAACAAAACAATCTCAATAATAGCATCCTTTAAAAGACAAACAGAAGGTCATAGATTAAGACACAATGTTATACATGCTTTTAATGATAAAATGGATGTTTATGGAAACGGTTATAGAGCTATTGAAAATAAACTTACGGGATTAAGTGATTATAGATTTTCTATTGTGATAGAAAACACTAAACAAAATTTTTATTTTACCGAAAAATTATTAGACTGTTTTGTGACAGGTACAGTACCAATTTACTGGGGATGTCCCTCTATTGATAAATTTTTTGATAAAAATGGTATTATTTCTTTTAATAATATGGATGATTTAAATGATATATTAAATAATATAACAGAAGAAACATATTTAAAAATGATAAAATCCGTAGAAAATAACTTCAACATTTCTATGAAATATAAAACAGCTGAAGACTATTTAATAAATTATAACATATTTTAATTTATGACGACATCCGTTTTTATACCTACCACACCAAGTCATTTATTTTTTTTAGATAATATATTAAATTTATTTTTAAATAAATCTACAATAAAACCTAACCAAATTGTGGTATCAATTTCTGACGGTAAAAATATTAACCATACAGAATTAAATATTTTACGTGAAAAATTTAAGGATGTTGAATTTGTAATACATGAAAATATATTATTAGCAGGACCTAACAGGCAGGTATCAAAAGACTATTGTCATTCTGATATAATAATATACCAAGACTCAGACGATTTACCACATAAACAGAGGATTGAAGTCATTCTACATGTGTTTAAAAATAACGATATTGTACATTTAAATCATTCATATCAAAATCTAAACACCAACATCAATTCTTTAGACATAGAAAATTTGATGGGAAACGATTTTATAGATTTAAGTAATATAAATTATGTGTATAATGAAGAAATACGTAAATTTATGTTACCCAATAATGATTTAAATGAATGTATACGATTAAGTAATCATTATGGTCTTAAATATCCTACACATGCCGGAGCTGTTAGTATTAAAAAAGAGGTTTTAAATGATATAAAATGGAAGAATAGAGATGAATTAAGGTTTTCACCTAGATGGTTCGATTCATCTTATAAAGGCGCTGAAGATTATGAGTTTTGTGTTGAATGTCTAAAAAACTATAATAAATCTATGATTATAGATTCTAAAATATACTACTATTACGGTTAATGGGAAAATTTTTTATAAAACAACACTTGGGTATGGGTGATAATATAGTCCATAATGGTATGATTAGAAAACTGTCATTGGATAACCCAAACTATGATATATATGTACCTTCTAAAACACATAATTTTAATAACGTTAAATTTATGTTTAGAGATACCGAAAAAATTAAAGTTGTGGATATTATTAACGATGAAGGTATGTTTAACCATATAGAGCAAAATCATTATGACCATGTAGTATCTTCATATCTGATAGGTCAAACCCAGTTTGATTACGGACAGTATTTTGATGATACTTTTTATTTAAAAGTGGGTATGGATCCTAAAGTTAAAAAAGAATTTTTTAAAATAGAACGTGATCTTATTAAAGAAAATATTGTTTATGAAAAAATAATTAGTATTGTGGGGTCAGAAAAGTTTAACCTGATACATGAGGATGTAGAGACCAATAGGGTTATAGATAGAGGTAAAATATCTAATAATTTACCAAATTTCGTAATAACCAAAGACTTCAATTTTTTTGATTTATTATATACTATAGAAATGTGTAGTGAGTTTCATATAATAAGTAGTTCATTTTTATCATTATCTATGTGTAAAAAATTTAATGAAAACACTTTTGCACACATGTATAGTGGTAGAATGGAGTTAACTAATTACATATCACAGAATGGTATAAATATTATAGTATAATATGGAAGATATTTACATAATAGGTTCTGGTGGTTTTGCTAAAGAAGTTTATTTTCTAATTAAAGAAACTAATCTCTATGAATTTAAAGGATTCGTTGATTATAAACCAAAAAACACTACCTTAACAATAGGTGTGGAATCATTTCCAATTATTGATGAAGATGAGTTTTTAAACGGGTATGAATCGTCAAATATAGTCATAGGTGTTGGACGACCACATTTATTAAAAATGTTGTCAGAAAAATTTAAAAATTTTAACAAACCAAATATAATTCACCCTAGCTTTATTTCAGATAGTAAAAATATAATAATGGGTGTTGGTAACATAATAACCGCTGGTGTTATTTTTACAACAAATATAACAATAGGGTCCTTCAATGTTTTTAATTTAAACATGACAATAGGACATGATTCAATGATAGGTAACCATAATGTTTTTAACCCATCTACAAATATATCTGGAAACAACAAGATAGGTAATGGTAATTTATTTGGTGTTGGTTCTATTAGTTTAGAAAACATGGAAATAGGTAATAACAACGTTATTGGTGCTTCAGCTCTTTTAACTAAAAATATAAACAATGATGGTGTATACGTAGGTATCCCAGCTAAAATAATGAAAAATAACAATTAACAAAAAACAAAAAAATGGCAGATACACTAGGAACTTTAGTCGATAAATTAACAACGGTTGATTTAAAAATGTGGAATAATCAAGAACTTCTTTATGAAATCAGAAGAATGAGCTTTGAGGAATATAAAGAAAAATATTTTGACACCACAGATGGTGCGGAAAGACTTTGGGACTGTTTAAAAAAGGCTTGTGACTTAAACGTACAAAGAAATCATTTGATAAATGAAATCGATGAAAAAATAATAGAAATTGTTAACGCCAAATTGAATGGTGAAGACTTGGATAATGGTAAATTTCTACAAAGAACTCATAAAACGTATTAATTATGAATGATTGGTCAGTTGTTGGTGGTAGTGGTAGTTTCATTAAAATGTATTTAGAAGATACGAATAATAAAAACTTTGAGATTATTAATGTTATAGAAGAATCTACTGGGTTTGCTCAATTAAAAAAAAAATTAAATGATACCTATTTATAAACCATATTTTAATAAACAAAATTTAAGTTACGCACATGAAGCAATTGATTCAGGTTGGGTCTCATCACAAGGTGAGTATTTGGATTTAGTTAAAAATGAGTTAAAAACAATGTTGGATTGTAAAAAAATAATTTTAACTAACAATGGTACCACCGCGACACATTTGTTATCCTTAGCTCTAAAATTTAAGCACCCAAATATCAATAAAATTATAGTACCAAATAACGTATATGTTGCAGCTTGGAACTCTTTTTTATTTGATAAGAACTACCGTTTGATACCTATAGATTGTGATTTAAACACTTGGAATTTTGATATTGATAAAATTAAAGAAAATTTAGATGAAAATACGGCAATATTAGTTGTACATAATATCGGTAATGTTGTAAATGTACCTAAATTGAAAAGAAAGTTCCCAAACACAGTTATTTTAGAAGATAATTGTGAGGGGTTTTTAGGTCAATATGAAGATAAACCTACTGGAACAGAAAGTTTTGCTTCTTCTATATCTTTTTTCGGTAATAAAACACTAACAAGTGGGGAAGGTGGTGCTTTTATAACTAACGATGATGAAGTGTTCGAATACATAAATTGTGTTAAAAATCAAGGACAATCTGACGTAAAATTTATCCATAAATTTTTAGGTTATAATTATAGAATGACTAATATACAAGCGGCATTATTGTATGGTCAAATAAAAGATTATGATTTTATAATCAAAAATAAAAATAGGGTTTTTATGAGATATAAAGAAATTTTTAATACAAATAAAAATATTTTAACACAAAAAATAGAAAAAAATACTAAACATTCTAATTGGATGTTTGGTATTAGGTTTGAAGGTATTTCAGTTGAGATGAAAAAAAATTTAGAAAATTATTTGTTTCAAAACGGTATTGACACAAGACCTATGTTTTACAATATAAATAAACATGAATATTTAAAAAATATTGACTCATCAAACATTAATGCAGACATTTTACAAAAAGAATGTCTAATACTACCTAGTTTTCCAGACTTAAAAGATGGTCAAATTGATTTTATTTCAAATAAAATTTTAAAATATTTACTAATTAACACACATACTTAAAAATTATTTACTATGAAAATAATATCTTTTTGTTTATATGGTGATGACCCTTTATATTCTGTTGGGGCCATTAAAAATGCGAAAGCGGTAAAAGAACTTTTACCTGATTGGAATTCTATGTTTTTTTGTGCTGATAATGTTAATAAAAATATTATTGAACAAATAGAAAAAAACGGTGGCATAATAAAAATTATGGACCATAATGAGAGCTTTACAGGGATGTTTTGGAGGTTTTTACCAATATCTTATGATAACGTATCTATAATGATGTCTAGAGATTGTGATTCTAGAGTTTTTGAAAGAGATGTTATAGCAATAAGAGAGTTTGAAAATTCAAATTATAATTACTCTATAATTAGAGACCACCCTATAGGTCATCATTACAGAATTAATGGTGGTATGTGGGGGGCAAAAAAAACCGAATTTATAAAAAAAATAAATGTTTACATTGATGAATTTTTAAAAAATAAATTTAATCATATTTATAACACACCAGAATCAAAAAAAGATAGTATAAGAAACCAAGACCAAATATTTCTTGGTCAGGTTATTTATCCAAATATTGTAAATGATGCGTTAATACACGACGAGTATTTTAGATACGAACCAAATTGTGTAAAACTAAATCATGACAGAAAATCTTGTGATTTTGCTTTTATTGGTGAATCTATAGATATAAATGATGAATCTAGAGATGCTCCTTTACAAAGATTACCTACAAAAGAAAAATATAAATAATATGGAGTTAACTTATGTAATATACTCACACACAGAGTTTTTAGATTTACTAAAAATAACTTACGACTATTTAGAAAATGTTGATAATAAAATACTTTTGATAAATAAAAGTAATCATGAACATGATATATATTCTAAATTTAAAAAAGTTTTATTTTATGACGATTCTCTGCCTTACACCAATAAAGTTTCTGAGGCTTTAAGTAAAATAGACTCTAAATATATATTATTCACACATGAAGTTGATGTCCCTTTAAAACGTGACGAATCTATTTTAGATAAATTTATCCAATTAATGGAATTAGAATCTATTGATAGGATTGATTTACAACCAAATGGGGGTCAATCAGGTAGGTTTATAAAAATTTTAAAAGATAAAAAAGTTGAAGAATGGCCTCATATTGAGTTTAATGAAATAGATAATGATGATATGTGTTTAGGGTTACATACAAATCCCGATACTTATATTTATAATGTTAACCCATCTATATGGAATAGAAATTCACTTATTGAAGTATTTGAAACATTTAAGGGTAGGACTTATAGAGATATAGAATATGGTGATGTACAAAATTATTGTACAAAATTTAAGATTTATAATTTATATTCAGTAAACCACACATTACGTTGTGGTTATATGAATAGTTTACCTTTTTACAAATACATACACATAACACATTATCGTAGATTGTTGAGATTTGATGGTACATGGAAATGTGAGTTTGGTCACACATATATTGATGCAGCTGAAGAGTATACAGAAATAGTTAACAAATATAATCTAAGAAATTGTGGTAGACCATTTAGTTAATACATGAAAGTTGCTCTATTAATTTCTGGATACTTAAGAAGTTTTAAAAACAACATACCCAATATCAAGGAAAAAATTATTGATAAATTTGACAGGGTAGATGTTTATATGCATATAACTAAAAATGAATCAGAAGAGGACAAATATTTAAACAACATAAACGAATCACAAGAGATAGGTTACATTTCTAAAATGTTGAACCCTATAGCTTTAATATATGAACCAAATATAGAATGGTTTGAAGATAAAGAGAAAAATAGTTTATATAATAAGTGGTTCAAATTTTTCAAACTTAACCAAATTAAAATAGATAATGAAACTAAATTTGGTGACTATGATTTGGTTATAAAATATAGACCAGATTTGGATTTAATATCTGATGGATTAATAATAGATGATCCATTGAAAGATGTTGTTTACATACCTAAGGACAGTAAGATAGATAAAAATAAATTAACTAAAATAGATGACAAATATCTATGTGATATAATAGCTTACGGTAACTCTAAAGTTATGAATGAATATTTTTCTTTATATACTCATTTAGATTATATGACAAAAAAATATGGTAATGTGTCTGAAACATTATTATATTGGTATTTGGTGGAATATGGTATAAAGTACAAAGAATTACATATAGATTATATGGTTATTTTATCTATGTGTAATGTTTTCGCCATTGCTGGTGATTCTGGTTCTGGTAAGACTACACTAGGTAATTTACTAAAAAAATATTTTTCAAATTCTCTAATGTTGGAGTGTGATAGATATCATAAATGGGAAAGGGGTCATGATAAATGGAAAGACTTAACACATTTAAACCCAGAAGCTAATTTCATCACCAAAATGAACGACGACATCTTTGATTTAAAAATAGGTAAAGACATATATCAAGTTGATTATGATCACAAAACAGGTAAGTTTACAGAAAAAGAGTATATAGAATCATCCGATAATATAATAGTTTGTGGTTTACACAGTTTATATGTACAAAATGATAGTATATACAATTTAAAAATATTCATAGATACTGATAGTGAACTTAAAAAAAAGTGGAAAATACAAAGAGATGTTGTAGAACGTGGTTATAGTATGGATAAAGTTTTAAAACAGATTGAGGGTAGACGTGTAGATTATGAAAAATACATTCTACCACAGAAAGATTTATCTGATATTATAATAAATTTTCATGAAAATGATGGTCTGAAATTGAAATTATGTATAAATAAAAAATACAACATAGATAAAGTGGTAGATGAATTGATGGGTGATGGTATACCATTTATTAGGGAAACAAATATTAAATTTAATGTACTAACATTCGATACTTATTGTGGGTTTAAAAACTTAAAACCACATTTTAAGGTCGGTAATTACTACGATTATATACTTTATTTTATAATGAACGTTAATTATAATTAGAGTATGAAAGATGCCGTAATATTCGCGACCTATGTACCTACAGTTGATAGGTTACACATTGGTATAGAAATGTTAGATAAAATATGTGAACATTTTAAAGATTGTGATATTTTCATAGGGATTAATCCATCTTGTAGAGAGTGGGTTGAAACCATAGAATCTTATAAAGATAGATTGAATATATATTATGAAATCACAGAAGATGATAAGGTGATCAAATCAGACGCCTCCGCATATCAAACGGCTTTAAAATTATACAAAAAAATTGGTTTAGAACATAAATTATTATGGTTTATGCATACAAAAGGTGTCACATCTGGTAGTACGTTAAGAAGTTCAGTATATAAAATATTCCACTCAAAAAGAAAGGATATAGAAACTTTATTTGATAATAATGATCGTTTAGGTTTATTTATGCCTTGGATGATAAGGCAACTACCTAAGAATAAAGATTATGTTGAAAATAATTTAAAACACATATTAATTGGTAATCATTTTAATAGATGTTCAGATTTAACTGGTCATTATACTTTTTACACAATAAAAGGTTCTATTATAAAAAATTTCCTAAATGATGTTATTGAAGACTTTTTTCAAAAAAATCTACTTACATTAGGTGTTGAACATAAATTTGATTTATATTTTTTTGAACGTGATTTCCCTATGATTGTAGAGAAATATGGTTATACGTCATACCCAAACGATCATTCTTGGGCTTTAAAATACGAACACTCTTAATAAAAAAAACAATATGACAATAGACGAATTAGCTGTTAAACACAATACTGATAAAAGTAGTTTAGATCATCAGTATACCCAACATTATCAAAAATATTTTGATAAGTATATTAAGTCCCCAAATAAAATATTAGAACTTGGAATTTATTCTACTACAGCAGTTCCACAAATAGATACTTGTGGTGCCTCATTAAGAACTTGGTCGGAATATTACCCCGATGCAACAATATATGGGTTAGATTTAGTAGACCACACTGTTTTGGATAGACATTATAAAAATATAAAAACTACTTGTTGTAATTGTGAAATAAGAACAAGCAGTGATTTTCAAAACTATGAAAATACTTTTTTAAAAAATATCCACACCAACATGGAAGGGGGAAAAATAGGGTTAGACCATGTAATAAATACATTTGGCTCTGACTATGATATTATAATTGATGACGGTCCACATACTATGGCAGGGCAACAAATTTTTTTAGGTTTTATGTTTAAACATTTAAAATCTGGTGGATTATTTGTAATTGAAGATTTATTTACATCAAGAGATGGAAGGTATAATCAGGGTCCTAGTACAGATAAAACTACTTTATGGATGGCAGAAAATTACCTAAAGACTGGTAAGATAGAATCAGATTTTATGGCAAAAGATGAGATCGAATATTTAAATGATAACATATTAGAATTTAATTTAGAAAAAGGTCGATATTCAGAAATAATTTTTATTATAAAAAAATAATATGAAAAATACGATAATAGATATAACAAATAAGAATACAAAAAATAACCCAAAAGATGAAATTTATAAATCATTTAATGATTTTATATTTTCAGAAGATACTAAGCTAGTTGGTAAACTGTTACATAGATTCCAACACTTTTTAAATATTAAAGATATTCCTGGTGATATAGTAGAGGTAGGGGTGTTTAAAGGTTCGGGTATTGCCACATTTTCAAAATTTATAGAAGTTTATTGCCCAAACTCAAATAAAAAAGTATTAGGATTTGATATTTTTGGTACTGTTGAGGCCGATGAAATTTTAAATAAAGATAGTAAATTAGATAAAGAATCTATGAATATAGTATACAATAGAGTTAATGTAGATGACCTATCTTTGGAATCAGTGAAAGGTAGATTATTGGGTACTAAAATATCTACCGATAAATACGAATTAATAAAAGGTGATGTAGAGACATCAATACCAAGATTTTTAGAAGAAAATCCTGGTTTTAGAATTTCAATGTTATATATAGATGTTGATTTAGATAGACCCACTTATTTTGCTTTAAAATATCTTTGGGACAGAATTTTACCTGGTGGCGTAATTTTGTTTGATGAATTTGAATACCATAAATTCACGGAAAGTAAAGGTGTAGAGAAGTTTTTAAAAGAAAAAGGTATAGATTTTAGTTTAAAAAGTACAAACTGGATTGCACCCACAGCTTATATGTATAAAAAGGGTTTCTAATGTTTTTAGATAGTAATTTTTTATATAAAAACATTCACAAAAAAGACCGTAACAATAGGGAAATTAATTTATATAAAATAACGGATGTAAGTTTAATCGGACAAAACCTTTACTACCCTAATTGTTTATTAAAAAAAGAAAGTAATGTAATAAACCCAATGGATGAGAAGATAATGTCTCTAAAAGATGTTACCACCCAAGAGAACTACAGTATAAATGACACCGTAAAAACCACCGTACTTAATACACCTGTTTTTTATTTTGTATATAATACAGATAATTACTACCATTTTATATATGATACTTTACCTTATTTAATGAGTTATAAATTTATTAAAAAAGAAATACCCAGTATAAAATTATTAATGAACTACCCCGCTGAAAATAATAATAAATTTTACCCATTTGTTTTAGAATTTTTAAATTTATTAGATATTGATGTTGTGGGGGATGTAGTTATTTGTGATTCAAACACTGTCTATAAAGAAATTTACATATCAAATTCATATACTCACGGTATAGATTCAAATCTACCACCAAGGTATGAAGTTTACCAATTATATAAACACATAGTAGGTAAAGTCACCAAATCCGTTGTGGATTATAATAATCAACCTAAAAAAATATATGTATCTAGAAGAAGTTGGATGCATAACGACTTCACCAATATAGGTACTAATTATACCACAAGAAGGAAATTAATCAATGAGGATGAGTTAGTAGAGTCTCTAGTTAAACAAGGATTTGTAGAGGTTTTCACCGAAAATTTAACTACCGTTGAGAAGATATTGTTATTTTCACAAGTAGAATATGTGGTTGGTTCAATTGGTGGTGGTATGTGTAACGTTCTATTTTCTAAACCACAAACAAAAGTATTATCAATAATATCACCAACATTCTTAGACGTTAATAACAGGTTTAAATACTCATTCAGTAATGTTAATGTGTCATATTTCACAGAAACATCACATGTATCTAACGATTTATTTAAAAAATATATGAGAGTTAAGTGTAATGATGTTATTGGTGAAATTATTGATGTATCTGAAGATGAACTAACTATAAGTTATTCTAAAAATTTTGTAGCAGGGTGGAATAATCAAACAAAATATGAAAATAAAATTTTAAATAAAAAATATTGTAAACCATTAGATAACGGTTTAAATTCTGAATGGACTCTTAATGTTAAAGATTTAATCACAACTATTTACAATGGTGAATGAAATTGGTAATATTTGGTATGTTTGAGAATAAAATAAAATTGTTAGAATTGTCTAAAAAAGTATCTAAGTTTTGTGTAGGTGTCGAAGGAAACGTTTCAACCAAGATAAAAACACCACAAAATTATTTGATAGTGATAAAAGCTAGTGGCACTAAACTATCTAATTTGTCTGAGGATGATTTAGTTGATTTCGACTCAGAAGGTAAACAAATATCTAATTTAAATAAAAAAGGTAGTATGGAGTTAGGTTTCCATACATACTTGTTGAGTTTTGATGATATTAATTTTGTATCACACACTCACCCGGTAAATACATTAAAAATATTATGTAGTACACACTCTGAAACATTTGCTAAATATAGATTATTTCCAGATCAGGTAGTATTTAACGGTGGTAAATCTTGTTTAATACCATACGTTAAACCTGGTGATGAATTAACCATAATGGTTAAAAAATATGTCGAGAACTTCATTAAAAAGGAGGGATATTTCCCAAAACTCATATTGTTACAAAATCACGGCATAATCACTTGTGGTAAAAACATCGAAGAGTGTTTAATATCATCAGAAATTTGTGAAAAATCTGCCGAGGTTTTTATACAAAACACCAATTATTCTAATTTTTTAACAAAAAAACAGGTTATAGATTTATTGAAGGATAAGCAAGAAAAATATAGACAAGAAAATTTAACATGAAAGTTATATACGTGGATATAGATGAAACTATTTGTGAGACACCCTCACCAAGAAATTATTTCAACGCAAAACCAATAACAGAAAATATAGATAAGATTAATAAATTATATGATAAAGGTTATACTATAGTTTATTGGACAGCACGTGGTAGTAGAACACAAATAAATTGGTATGAATTAACTAAAAAACAATTATTAGAATGGGGTGCTAAACACCACGAATTGAATGTTAATAAACCTTATTACGATTTGTTTATCGATGATAAAACATTAAGAATAGAAGAAATATGAAGTTAATTTCTCATAGGGGTAATATACAAGGACCAAAGATAGATAGAGAAAACTCACCGTCTTATATAGATACAGCCATTTCTGCTGGTTATGAGGTTGAAATTGATTTAAGATATATCTGTGATAAATTTTATTTGGGTCATGACACCCCAGATTATGAAGTGTCAGAAACATGGTTGAAATTGAGAAAAGAAAAATTATGGATTCATTGTAAAGATTTAGATTCAGCCAATAAATTAATAGAAATTGGTGGTTTTATGTTTTTTTGTCATAATTCAGATCCTTATGTTTTGACTAGTAATAAATTTATATGGGTACATGATTTAACTAGGAACTTATCTAGTAAATCGACAATAATACCACTTTTAAATATTCAAGACATAGATGATTATAACAAAGATGTTGTATACGCTGTTTGTTCCGATTATGTATTACATGCTGAAAATCAATTAAAAAAGAAGGGGTTATGTTAACAAAAAAACCACAAATAATAATACCCATGTCTGGTATTGGTAAAAGATTTATTGAGGCCGGTTATTTAGAACCAAAACCATTAATAGTTGTTGACGGTAAACCAATAATTCAACATGTTGTAGAATTATTCGATAACCCAGAAGATGTTATTTTTATATGTAATAAAAAACATTTGTCTGAAACTAATACGTCAAACATACTTAAGAGCATATCACCAAATTGTAAAATATATGAAGTATCTATAGAAGATAGGAAAGGCCCTGTTGATGCTATAAACCAAATTGTGGATTTTTTACATTTAGAGAATGATAGGGATATAATTGTTAGTTATTGTGATTACGGTACTGTATGGGATTATAATAAATTTTTGAATGATGTTAGAAATAACAACTATGACGGTGCTATACCTTGTTATACAGGATTTCACCCACATATGTTAGGTAATGATAATTATGCCTTTTGTAAAACTAACAAAAAAAATGAATTATTAGAGATAAAAGAAAAGGAACCATTCACCAATAATAAAATGAATGAATATGCCTCTAACGGAACCTATTATTTTAAGAATTTAAATATCTTAAAAAAATATTTCAAAGAATTAGTCGATTTAAATGTGAATATAAAAGGTGAGTTCTATGTTAGTTTGGTTTATAATCTGTTAGTTCGTGATGGTTTATCTGTTTTAATATTTGAAATAAACAAAATGTTACAATGGGGGACACCTTATGATTTGGAAACATATAATAGTTGGTCCGATTTCTTCAAAAAACCTAAGATGAAAAACATATCTTGTCCAAAGAATACCACGTTAATATTACCAATGGCTGGTAACGGTAGTAGGTTCAGTGAGGAGGGTTATGGTTTGCCAAAACCACTTATAACTGTAGATAATAAACCTATGGTCATAAAGGCAATAGAAAACTTACCTAACTGTGATAAAAATGTTTTCATAGTAAGAAATGAACATATACAAGAATATGGTATAGATGAGGTTTTGAAAAATTTTAACAGGTATTCTGATGTTATAGGTATTGATGGTGTTACTGAAGGTCAGGCTTGTACTTGTGAAATAGGTCTTAAAGATGTTAATTTAGATAACCCTATATTAATATCTGCGTGTGATAATGGTATATATTATAACACAGAAATATGTAATGAGATGTTAAAAGATGAAACCATAGACATTATAGTTTGGTCTTTTAGAAACAATCAAACAAGTAAGGTAAATCCTAACGCATACGCTTGGTTGGATGTAGATGATAATAATAATATAAAACATGTGTCATGTAAAAAATTTATATATGATAATCCTTTAAAAACACACGCTATAATAGGTACTATGTTTTTCAGGAAGGCTAAATATTTTATAGATGGTTTACATAAGAATTATAAAGAAAATGTTAGAACTAACGGTGAGTTCTATGTTGACGATATATTGAACCAAAATATTAACGATAATTTAAACGTAAAAGTATTTGAGGTTGAGGATTATATTTGTTGGGGCACACCTAACGATTTAAAAACATATAACTATTGGTTAGATTACCACTTAAATAATAATAAATAAAATATGACTAAAAGAAGAACTAAAAAACTTTCAGAAGAAGAAATATTAGAAGTAGAAAATAGCACCAACTATAATCGAAATGGTGATAATTTTTTTACACAAATTAAGGTTGACGTAAAACCAAAAACTGAAAATCAAAAAAAACTTTTACAAGCAATAAAAGAAAATGAAATTACCATAGCTTCTGGGCTACCAGGAACCGGAAAAACTTTCTTGGCCTGTGCCGAAGCTTTAAAACTACTAAAAAACCCTGAAACTGCCTATCAAAAAATCATATTAGTTAAATCTGTAACCACATTAAAAGATGAGGAAATAGGTTTTTTAAAAGGTACTATGGAAGAAAAAATGGAACCTTTTATGGATTCTTTTATTGATAATTTTAGTAAAATTATAGGAGAAGGTTTAACTAACAGACTTAAAGAAATGAAGTTGATTGAAATTAAGCCTATAGCTTATGTTCGTGGTAGGAGTATTGATAAATCCATTATCATCATTGATGAGGCTCAAAACATATCCTTGGATAATATGAGGACGCTAATGACACGTATCGGTGAAAATTCAAAACTAATAATATTAGGTGATGTTAAACAGAAAGACATACGTAATAAAAAAGAAAGTTCTTTAGAAGTTGTCATAGAACGTTTTAAAGATAAAAAAGGTTTCGGTACTGTAGAATTAAGAAATGAAGAAGATATCGTTAGAAACCCAATTATTAAGGTAATAGAGGATATATTTGACCAACTAGAGGAAGAGAAATCTAATAACGGTAAAAAACAAATTCTAAAAGACTAAAAATATGAAAATAGGTGTTTCAATTAATGGGGTTTTACGTGATTTTTTCGGGAAGATTGAGAAAACACATACAAAATATTTTAATCCAAAGGATGGTGAAGAAATATTCATACAAGACTACGATTTAGAAAAATGGATTAAGTTCCCTGAAGAAGAAATTGTAAGGAATGAAATAGAATTCAACCCCAACTTCAATGAAAAGGAGTTTGTAAAATCTGAAGCAACATTCGAACTTACTGAGGTTAAGGAAGAACCAATTACTGTAGAAGAATTTATATACGATAAATGTTGTTTAGAGATTTTTGGTTATTCTGACGAAGTTATAGACGGTGCTGTACAATCTATAAATGATTTAAATTTACATTTAAAAGATAATGGAAAAAAACATGATATTATTATAACAAGTCGTGAAGTGGGTAGGAGTATTCCTGCCACACTATTTTTCCTATCTAAAACAGGTTGTATGATACAAGACATTAAATTTACGGTAAATACAACAGACTGTTGGCAACATGTTGATTGTATGATTACAGATCACCCAGAAATTTTAAACTCCAAACCTAAAGGTAAAATTGTTATTAAAATCGAAAAAACATATAACAAAGATATACCTTCAGAATATACAATCAAAACAGTTAAAGAACTTATAGGATTAGATTTATTTAATTAATCTTTTAAAGTTTACTTATTACAATTATTAATTAAATCTATTTTATGAACAAATTTAAAAATACGGATAATAAATCTTCATTGTTTGCGATAGCCGGAAATGAATTTTATTTTGATTTAGAAACTTTAAGTCAATTTGTACGTTTAGATAATTCTGAAAGTATAGAAGATATTTTAGGTGAGGCCAAAAAAGAAATGGAATCCGAAAAAAACAATGAAACGGATGATGTTGTAGATTACACTCAAATAGTAGATTTAACCAAATGGGAAACTACCAAAGCTTTAATGGATGTAATTTTAAACGAAAATTCAATCGTTGATGAAGCTATGGGTAGAACTAAATTAGGTGAACAATTATCAATACCCTTTAGATTATCATTTAACACATTATTAAAACATAATATAATAAAAGAAAACAATGGAAGATAACACTAAACAAGTCGTTAAGAACGCAATCTCTAATTTAGAGAACAAACAATTTAAAATTTATTTTTTTACAATGGACACCAAAGGTAATCCAATCGCTAGTTTGGCCAACATTTATGATCATGCTAAAATATTACGTGATTTAGGTTATGACGCTCAAATTTTACATGAAAAAAATGATTACGTTTCAGTAGCCAACACATTAGGTGAAGTTTACGCTGAAATACCACACGTGTCAATTGAAGCTCAACAATTAAAAGTTAATCCACAAGATTTTATAATCATACCTGAAGTATTTTCAAATGTAATGGAACAAACTTTAAATTTACCTTCTAAGAGAATAGTATTTTCACAATCTTACGATTACATTTTTGAAATGTTAATGCCAGGTAAAAGTTGGTCTGATTACGGTATTACAGAAGTTATTACAACAAGTGAGAAACAAAAAGAATATCTTGAAAATTTGTTTTCTAAAAAAATTAAAGCCGAAGTAGTTCCTGTAAGTATACCAAAATACTTCAAACCCTCAGATAAACCAAAAAAACCAATAATAGCGATTTCAACTCGTGACCAAAGGGATTTAGTTAAACTTTACAAGGCATTTTATTTAAAATACCCTCATTTAAAATGGGTTTCTTTCCGCGACATGAGAGGTTTACCTAGAGAAACTTTTGCTAAATCTTTATCAGAATCCTGTTTAGCTATTTGGATTGATAAGGATTCCTCTTTTGGTACATTTCCGTTAGAAGCTATGAAATGTAATGTACCCGTTTTAGGGTTAGTACCAAACATGGTACCTGAATGGATGTCAGATAAAAACGGTCTTTGGACACATGACCCATTGATGATTGTTGATTTAATAGCTAACTATTTTCAAGCTTGGTTAGAAGATGGTGAACCTTCTGAATTATATGAAGAAATGTCTAAACAAAAAGATACTTACTCTTATGAAGAACAAAAATCAAAAATAAAAGAAGTTTATGAAAAATTCTTTACAAATAGAATTAATGAATTAAAATCTTCACTACCGTTAGAAGTGGAAAATAATGTAGAAACAGAAAAATAATTTAAAAAATGGCAGAAAATAAAACAACAATTATAATTCCAATCCATAAAATGGATGACACTCTAAGTTCTTATTTTGAAAAGGCTATAAAAAGTGTTGAAAATCAAAAAATTAACCCAGAAGAAGTTATTATTGTAACAGCAAAAGGTGTTAAAATTAATGAAGAATATTTAAAAAACGTAAATTATAGAATAGTAGTTAATGAAGGTAATACTGATTTTTGTTCACAAATTAATTTTGGTGTTGAACAAGTTAAAACCACTTTCTTTTCTATATTAGAAGTTGATGACGAGTATTCAAAAATATGGTTTGATAATGTTAACAAATATGTAGAGGCTTACGATGAAACAGATGTTTTCTTACCAATTGTTTTAGATGTAAGTCCTGAAGGTCGTTTTTTACATTTTAGTAATGAACCTGTATGGGCTAAAGACTTTTCTGATAAATTAGGGTTTTTAGACAATGATGCTTTATTGAACTTCCCCAACTTTCAATTGTCGGGTGCTGTTATTAAGGTAGACGCTTTCAAAGCCGTGGGTGGTTTAAAACCTAGTATTAAACTTCACTTTATATATGAGTTTTTATTAAGAATGACTTATTATGATAAAAAAATAATGACCATCCCTAAATTAGGGTATAAAAAAGTTAATATGAGACCAGATTCTTTATTTTTTAATTATCAAAATAAAGAAACGGATAAAATCGATGTTATTGAGGCCAGATTTTGGTTTAGTACTTCCCGTAAGGAATGTTATTTTAAAGCCGATAGAAACATAAAGTTTGATAGAGAGATTTCTACAATAGTATAATGTCCACAGAAAGAAAAAGAGGAAGAAAACCGTCAAAAGATCCTTATTTTGGACATGTAGAAGAATTAGCTGTTAAAGAATTTTTATCTTTAGGTAGTTTAATACATGATTCAAAATCATTAGAGGGATACAGATGGACTGGTAGTACAAAAGATGAATTTAGAAGAAATGAAATTTATCGCCAACACTTACAAGCTCCATTAAATAAAATGATAGAAAGTATCATTAGAAGATATAAGTTATATTCTAAAAGTATGACTTTTGAAGATTTACATTCTGATACACTATCATTTTTAATGATGAAATTTCATAAATTTAAACCATCAAAAGGTAAAAAATCATATTCTTATTATGGTACTGTTTGTAAACATTATTTATTAGGTAAACTAATAAAAGATGATAAAAAACTAAAAACTTTGATATCATATGAAGATATCGCCCCAGATTTAGAAGAAAATGAAGAATACTCTTATGAGATAGATAATCAAGAACTAGATTTAACTTTATTAATAGATGAAATATCAACTTCAATTAAAGAAGAATTACAAAATAAAATTTTAACCGAAAATGAAATAAAAGTTGGTAACGCTTTGGTTTCTATTTTGGAAAATTGGGAAAATGTTTTTGAGGGTAAGGAAGCGACTAATAAGTATAATAAAAATTTAATTCTTTATTATATGAGAGAAATGACATCACTAAGTACCAAAGATATTAGAAACGCAATGAAAAGATATCGTGGTATTTATAAGTTTATAAAAGATGGTGGTTTGTAAAAACCACCATTTTGATATTTATAAATAAAAGAAATCATGGGAAGACCACAAAAAAAACAAGTTAAATTAAATACCGAAAGTTTTTTAGGCATAACTCAGGAAAGTTATAGTACAAATAAAATTGGGTTATGGTGGTAAAAAACCATTTACCTTATATTTATATGTATATGCCTAAAAAATTAACAACATATGATTTCATAAATAAGGCAAATAAAATACACCATAATGTGTATGATTATTCTTTAGTTGATTACGTTAACACAAATACTAAAGTTAAAATAATATGTAACATTCATGGTGTTTTCGAACAACGTCCATGTTCACATATAAAACAAAAACACGGATGTCCTTATTGTGCTAAAAATAAAAAGTTATCTACAGAGGTTTTTATCCGTGAGGCTAAAAAAATACATAAAAATAAGTACGATTATTCTTTATCTGAATATGTTGATTGTTGTTCTACTAAAATAAAAATTATATGCCCAAATCATGGTATTTTTGAACAAAGATCGTGTGATCATCTATTGAAAAAATGTGGGTGCCCACATTGTAGTAATAACCAAAAACTAACAACTAATATTTTCATAGATAGAGCAAATAAAATACATAATAATAAATTTGACTATTCATTAGTGGATTATGTGAATTCACATAAAAAAGTATTTATTATATGCCCAAATCATGGTATTTTTGAACAAAAACCATATAGCCATTTACAGGGTTTTGGATGTAAAATGTGTAATGTATCTAAGGGTGAACTGAGGATTAAAAAAATTTTAGAAGAAGAAAAAATTAAATATATACAACAACACAGTTTTCCTGATTGTAAAAATAAATTCCCTCTAAAGTTCGATTTTTATCTACCAAAACTCAACGTATGTATTGAATATGATGGGTATCAACATTTTCAACCTCATTGGGGTGATCATAGTGGTAAAAATTTTATTAAAACCAAAGAAAGGGATGAAATTAAAAATAAATACTGTACAGAAAATAATATTAAATTAATTAGAATTACTGATACGAATATAAATAACGAATTATGGCTAGACCAACTAAGAAAAAAATAGAGTTAACTAAACAAAGTTTTCAAATTGTGGCTCAGGAGGCCTACAATGAACTTGTAGAACAAAGAAGTACATGTATTAGGACAATTAACGAAAACAAAAACAAAGTTAATGTTGAAGATATGCATGATTTAACCAATTTAAACAAAGCTAATACTGACCTTCTTAAAATTATTGATTCTACCATTGATAAAAAAATATCCTTGGTTAAACTAATGAGCCAACTAATTTTTAAAGGTGGTGAATCCGATACTGGTGGAAATGGAAATGGTTCTTTAACACCTGAAGATATGGCTTTATTACGTAATATTTTTAATGAAGGTGACGATAAAGAGGGTGGGAATGATAAAAAAAACTATAACATTAAATAATGGGGTTTATTGACGATAAAACACAATCTATTAATAATGTGGCTTTATTAGAAGTGTTAAACAACTTGCCAAAAAGTAAAGTAACATCTTCATTGGAGTCTGTGAACTCAAAAAGTAAAAATTTATTACCTTTTTTATTAGATTTATTAAGTACTACTTGTAAAGATAAAGATAAAAATAATAGAGCAAAATGTGAGGCAACAAGTATATTAACTGATATTTTGGTTGAATTTTATCCGGTGTTAATTAGAATTCTAAAAGATGGTATTAATAAAGGTATAAAATCTTGTTTAGCCTGTGGTGTAGATTTTAAAATACCAAGCAATAATCCACCATCTATTAGGGTTAAAGTAAATAATATTGATTTTGGTGATTTATTAAAAATTAACCCAAATAGTAAAATAGGTTCTATGTTTTATAATAAAAGTCCTAATGAAGATTTTAATTGGTTTTTATATAATTTAATACAAACAGGTGGTTCTGGTAGTTGGAAAAATATTGACGGTGTTAATATTGTAGATGTTACTTATTTTAATACCAGTCAAGAATTTGAAATGTCTGTCAGTCAACCTTATCATGGCAAATCTTTTAATAAATTTTTGTTTGATTATACAAACTCTATCGATTTAATACCATTACAAAACATGTTACCTAAAATTAATGATATGATGACAGGATCACTAACATCAAATTTGGAAGGTATAAATTTTAGTTTGGATAAATTAATTAGTATTGAAAAAATTAATGTTTTACAAGATAAAATAAATAATTCAGATCCTTGTAAAGAGGAATATACTTACGATGATAGTTATTTTTCATTTACGAATGAAGAAAATTTTGAAGTGGAAAATACGTCAAACCAAAAAAAAGTTGGTGTTGTTTACTTGGATTTGGGTTGTGGTACCTTACCAGTAACATCTTCACCAGATGTTATGAAAAATATTTCTGACAACATATTAAATACACCAGTTTCTAAAGTAGATGTCGTAATAAAACAATCAATTAATTTAATGAACGATAATTTGACTATTAACGTCCCAGATGAGGATAGAACTGTAGCTAAACAATCATTAAATTTAAAAATGATTGAATCTTTACCTAAAGTATTTACTAGTGTTATTTTGGAACCTAAAATAGTATCACTATATCAACTATCTTCAAAAACTGTTAACGATACAACAGTAGATGAAACAAATGGTTTTGATTTTGTTAAAATAACTAGAGTTTTTTTTGAATACGTAACTAGAGAAAGTCTAGCTGCCTTAGTTGAGATTGTTTTTAAAAGAGTTAAAAAAGAAATATTAGCCTTAGTTGAAGAAATAACTTTAAAAATAGTTAAGGAAAAAGTTAAAATAAGAATAAAATCAATAAATAGTATAATATCAGGGGCTTCAAATGGTTTATTAAATACCATACCAACACCCAACTCATCAAAATATATTTAATATGGCAAAGTGTAAAGATATAGATCCAAACAAAACCGACTTTAAAAATCCCAACTCGGTTTTAAACTCACTTTTAAATTTATTTAAAATAGCCTCTACTAGATCAAGAGCCATCCCCAACCCTTTAATACTGGCCTCAAAAGCCAGACCAGGATTAAGCCCTTCAAAAATTGCAGCAAAAATAATACAAAGACAAGCTGAAGCCGGTATACCAGTAGGTCCATTACCGAGTGGTGAAATTTCACCTGACGAAATTATGGAAAAAATTAGAGTAGAAGAAATAGTCAATGCTATAACATCAGAAATGGTGATAGATGTTGCCATACAACCAGGTACTATTATACAAGGTACTGGTGGTAATGCAGGGGGGCCGGTACAAGTTGCCGGTACTGTTGTTGGTATAGCTTCTGGTAACGCTACAGCTAGATAGTTATGGAAAAAATTAAAAATAAAAGTAATGCCGAACTTATTGAAATGCAAAAAAAATTAAAAGATGAGTTTGAAAAAGTTAGAATTGATTTGGTCAAAATCTATGATTATTGGTCTTTAATCGAAAAAAAATATAATGAAATAAATAATGAATTAAACGATAGATTTGGAATTAACAACAAATGAGTGACGAAAGAAGATACGACCTTGGTTATGCGGATTCAAGATTGGATAAAATGTCATTTCCGTTATGGTATTACGGTGTAGTAATAAGAATTGATGATCCTTACGATGCGGGACGTATTAAGGTTAGACTTGAGGGTGTTGATAAAAACATTGTTTTACAAGGTGGTGGCAATAGTAAACAACAAAATCAAAACTTGGGTAATAACGAAACTGATGCTTATTTGCCTTGGTGTGAACCTTTATTACCTAAATTTCTTAACATGATACCTAAAGTCGGTGAAATGGTTAAGGTGGCTGTTTTTGATTATCGTAATAAACAACAAAGAAGGCAATATATTGGTCCTGTTATTGGACAAGAAAACCCTTTAGATTACCAACAAAGTAATTACAATGTAGCTAAAATACAAGTAGAAAATTCTGGTTATAACCCTGCTATAAGTAAATGGCCAGATTCTAAACAAGGTGTTTGGGGGGTATATCCTAATAAAAGTGATATAGCTTTATTAGGTAGAAGAAATACTGATTTAATATTAAGAAATAAATCTAATTATGATGAAATAATATTAAGATCAGGTAAGATTGATTATAGAAATTTAAATCAACCTTATCCGGTAAGTTTAAACAAAAAAAACCCTGCTTATGTAACAATTAACCATACTTTTCCTAAAAAAAATAAAACAACAACACAAATAGGATTAGGTTTGAATGATGATAGGACACATGTTAATTTAGTTGCTGATAAATTAAATTTAATAAGTCATATGGGATCATCTTCTAAAGGTAAATCTCCGGCTATATTAAATGGTGATAACATAGATTTACAAATTATTACCGAAAACAGTAAATTACACCCAGTTATCTATGGTGACCTTATTTGGGATATGTTGGAAAAATTAAGGGCTTATGTTGAGGGTCACATTCATAAAGCTTCTAGGAGAGAACCTGATGGTGATAAAACAAAAAACGATTTAATAAAATGGTTTAACCAAAACATGGGTACAAGAAAAACAAAGTTAAACCCAGATGGTACCTCTTATATAGATTATGAAAACTGTAAGTTCTTAAGTAAAGGTGTTAAAACAAATTAATTCCCGATGATATTTATAGTAAAAAAGATTAATGGGAATTTTAAGAACATATTTCGATAAAGACACCACTTTAATTAGGGATTCTTATGTTAACACAGGTAGAAACCCTATTGTAGAATTATTTCATGGTGGATCATTAAAAGCGGAGGAAGTAAAATATTCAAGATATATATTTGATTTAAATTTTAATGAGATATTAAAAAGGGTTAATTCTAAAGATATACCTTACGTAAGTGGAATGACCCATACTTTAAAAATGACCAACACATCTTGTTTTGACCAAGAACAATTGTGTAAAACAGTTTCGTCATGCGTAGGTGACATTAAAAGAGCCACTTGTTTCGAGTTAATATTGTTTGAAGTTCCAGAATCATGGTGTGAAGGAAATGGTTATGATTATACACAAACTATTGTTTCTTGTGCTGAAGGTGATAAGGTATATTGTGAAGGACCTGCAAATTGGTTTGTTAGGGGTGACGTTACAACATGTTGGTCCAATGAAGGTGTTTATGCCACAGACCCAAGTAATTGGTGTGCGTCAGCAACCACTAGTGGTACCTCTGGTACTACAATATGTAGCGGTGGTACAAATTTAATTATTGCGACACAACATTTTAATTTTGGTAACGAAAATGTATGTATTGATATTACAGATTATATTAACGGTTTAATTTTAAGTGGTTATACAGGTTTAACTTATGGTTTAGGTTTAGCATTTAAACCATCTTTAGAACAGGCTCCATTAGAAGACGCTGAATATGTAGGTTTCTTTAGTAGGGAAACTAATACGGTGTTTGAACCGTTCTTAGAAACTAAATGGAATGATAGAATTAGTGATGATAGAAATAAATTTTATTTAAATAAATCAAACAATATTTGTTTATATGTTAACGCTGGTGGACAAAACACTAATGCAACGTTTAGTGGTGTAGATGTCTATGACCAAAACGACGACTTATTTACAACAATACCTTCATCAGGTATTACCCAAATAACTAGGGGTGTTTATTGTATTAATTTAACGGTTGACGATAACCCGACATCAGGATATTGTGGTAACATACAATTCCGTGATGTATGGAAAGACGTTACCGTTGGTACTAAGAATTTAGGCAACGTAGAATTAGATTTTATTGTATTAGACGATACAGATTACTATAGAATTGGATCCACTAACAGTGCAAATGCCAATGGGTTAGGTGTGGGTTCAGCAAGTAACATGTCAATATATGATTACGACTTTAATGTTGTTGGAATAAAAAGAAAAGAAAAAATCAAAAGAGGTGACACTAGACGTGTAAACGTTAATGTACGTATACCTTATACATACGACCAAACAGCTTTATTAGATAAGGTTTATTATAGAATATTCATCAAAGAAGGTGGTCACATACAAATAGATTACATAGATTGGCAAGAAGTTAGTAGAACACCTGATGGTAATTTCTTCTTAGTTGATACGTCTTGGTTCATACCTAATGATTATTTTATAGAAATTAAGATAGAATCTGGTGGGGAAGTTAGGACTTATGGTGATATAATACCTTTTGA